ATCGAGGACTACAAGCGGCAAGACCCGATATTGCAGATCCAGCTTCTGCAGATATTCAAGATTTATATAGATCAGGAACAATTAGTAATATTAATAGAATTATGAACCCTGAAAGTATGGCGTCACAAGCTTACAATACAGCTGTTGAAAAACGAGACGCTTTAGATCAAAGAAGAAGAAGAGATTATTTAGAAAAGTATGATCCTCAAGCTTTAGAGCGTGAAAAGAAATCTTTTGATATTTACGTAAGAGATAAAGATGGAAATATATTATATGAGAAAATGACTTCACCTTATAAAAAAAGATATAAGGAAATGGAAAAATATAAAGATGATAGAAAAGAAATATTTGGATTTATGTCACCTAAAGACTGGGAAAAATATCAAAAAACATTTCCTGAATACAAAAACATAGCTTATGAACACCCAGAATTACTCAAGTTTGCTGATTATGTAGAAACTTTAGAATCAAAACCAGAAGGTTTTGATAAAACATATAAAGAATTATTTCCAACTCCTGCAAGTCGATATGATTGGGATTTAATGGGTGAGATTGCAAGAGCCGGGGGAGTTGCTAATATGGCAGGCGGCGGTATAGTAGGAATAAGAAGACCCCATGCAATTCCACCTGAAAGACAGGGCTTGCGTTCTATAATGATTAATGGTAAAAAATACTAGGAGTATAAATGGCAGAAATAGATAAAGCACTCCCTAACGTTCGACATGAGATAAAAGTACCTGGCGCACAGGCACCAACTGATGTTGACATTACGGAAGAACAACAAAAACAACCAATAGAAGTTACACCTGATCAAGATGGTGGTGCTACAGTTAACTTTGATCCAAGAGCCGTGAACCAGGCTCAGTCAACCACGCACTTTGATAATTTAGCCGACATACTTCCAGAAACAGTTATTGATCCAGTTGGCATTCAACTTAGACAAAATTACACGGACTATAAAATGTCCAGAAAAGATTGGGAACAATCTTACATTAAAGGACTAGATCTTTTAGGTTTTAAATATGATAATCGAAACGAACCTTTCCAAGGAGCTAGTGGTGCAACGCACCCAGTTTTAGCTGAAGCAGTAACACAGTTTCAAGCATTAGCTTATAAAGAATTATTACCAGCAGATGGTCCTGTTAGAACCCAAGTTATTGGAATATCTAATCCTGCTAAAGAAGCTCAAGGACAAAGAGTTAAAGATTTTATGAATTATCAATTAATGGATCAGATGAAAGAATATGAACCAGAATTTGATCAAATGTTATTCCATCTACCCTTAAGCGGTTCTACTTTTAAGAAAGTTTATTATGATGATCTTTTAGGAAGAGCCGTTTCAAAATTTATACCTGCGGATGATCTCGTTGTTCCGTATACAGCTACCTCATTAGACGACGCGGAAGCAGTGATTCATGTTGTAAAAATGTCTGAAAATGACTTAAGAAAACAGCAGGTCAATGGCTTTTACTCTGACATTGAATTATCAAAACCAATGTCAGCTGTAAATGCAGATCAAGTAGATGACAAGAAAAGAGAATTAGAAGGAACATCTAAATCAACAAGAGTTGAAAGTGTATACACTCTACTAGAGTGTCACGTTAATTTAGATTTAGAAGGTTTCGAAGATGTTGGCAAAGATGGAGAGCCAACTGGAATAAAATTACCTTACATCGTAACAATCGACGAAGGTAGTCAAAAGGTTTTGTCGATAAGACGAAACTATGCGCCCAATGATCCACTTAGAAATAAGATCCAATATTTCGTCCACTTCAAGTTTCTGCCAGGACTAGGATTTTATGGCTTTGGACTCATTCATATGATTGGCGGCTTGAGCAGAACGGCAACGTCTGCTCTCCGTCAATTATTAGACGCAGGTACGTTATCAAACTTACCAGCAGGATTTAAACAACGTGGTGTCAGAGTTAAAGATGACGCTACACCGATACAACCAGGAGAATTCAAAGATGTTGACACACCTGGTGGTAATCTAAAAGATGCATTTGTATTTTTACCATACAAAGAACCCTCAGCTACATTATTGCAGTTGATGGGAATTGTAGTAACAGCAGGACAGAGATTCGCGTCCATTGCTGACATGCAGGTCGGGGACGGGAACCAAGGCGCAGCAGTTGGTACGACCGTAGCTCTTTTAGAACGTGGTTCGAGGGTAATGTCAGCAATCCATAAAAGAGTATACTCAGCACTTAAAAAAGAATTTAAACTGTTAGCAAAAGTTTTTGCACAGTATTTACCACCTGAATATCCATATGATGTTGTAGGTGGCCAAAGAAATATTAAAGTTACAGATTTTGATGAAAGGGTAGATATTGTACCAATTGCAGATCCAAATATTTTCTCAATGTCACAAAGATTAACATTAGCTCAAACTGGTTTACAGTTAGCTATGTCTAATCCACAAATGCACAATTTATACATGGCATTTAGAAAAATGTATGAAGCATTAGGAATAAAAGATATTGATAGAATATTACCACCTCCTCCACCCAATGCACCTAAAGATCCATCGTTAGAACACATTGATGCATTAGGAGGAAAACCTTTTCAAGCTTTTCCAGGTCAAGATCATAGAGCACACGTTACAGCTCACTTGAATTTTATGTCAACTAATATGGTTAGAAATAATCCAATGGTTATGGCTGCCTTACAAAAAAATATTTTAGAGCATATTTCTTTAATGGCTACAGAACAAGTTCAATTAGAGTTCAGAGAGCAGATTCAACAATTACAAGTTCTTTCTCAACAAGCAGCACAAAATCCACAAGCACAACAACAAGTGCAACAAATGCAACAAACTATTGAAGCAAGAAAAGCAGTATTGATTGCAGAAATGACTGAAGACTTTATGAAAGAGGAAAAAACAATTACTTCACAATTCGACCATGATCCACTATTAAAACTTAAGTCTAGAGAAGTAGATTTAAGAGCTATGGAGAATGAACGTAAACAACAAGAGATGAAGAAAAGACAAGAAATTGACCAAGCTAAATTAGTTCAAGCTAGAGATATTACGGACGATAAGCTTAAACAGGACGAAGAATTAGCAGAATTAAGAGCAGATACGTCAATTGAAAAACAAGAGATGGCTAATGAAAATAGATTGTCTCTTGCAAAAATGAAACCAACGGGTATAAGTAAATAATTATGATGAACTATAAAAAAGGTGGCAAACCTTTTAAATTTGACGATTCTAAAGTTGTTGTTGATCCTAGATCAGAAACAAGTTTTAGAGGAAAGTCTAACCTATCAGTAGGTACTAGAGAAAAATTTAAAAAAGGTAAAGCTGCTACTGGATATAATAAAAAAGAAGTAACTTGGTTCTAGTATGTGGTTTAGTGCAGTTAAACTTGCTTTAAACGCTGGAACACATATTTACAAGAAGCGTCAAGAGACAAAGATGGCTATGGCGGATGCACAATTTATGCATGCGCAGAAGATGGCCAGTGGTGAGGAATCTTACCAGGGCAAACTTTTAGAAGCCCGTCAGAATGACTACAAGGACGAGGTCGTCCTTTGCATTCTCACACTCCCAATTTTGGTGCTCGCATATGGGGTCTGGTCAGATGACCCTGCGGCTATGGAGAAGATAAAAATGTTCTTTGAGCATTTCCAGGCATTGCCATCATGGTTTACAAATTTATGGATCCTTGTCTGCGCCAGTATTTTTGGTATAAAGGGAACACAAATATTTCGTAATGGAGGAAAAAAATAATGAGTAAATGGAAAACTGGAAAATATGTATTTAACATGTTGGTACCTAAACCAAAGGTTCCTAAAACAGCATCTGAAAAAAGAAAAAGCGTTTTTACGAAGGAAAGAAGGGAATCTCTTGGTAAGCAGAAAAAAGAACATCAAGATACAATGAATAAATTGTTTAGAGAAGGAGACTTTTGGAGAAGAAGTTTACAAAAACAATTAGGTAAAAAAGTTACTAAACATGGTTTTTCAAAAGGTAAAGATTTACCATCAGGTAAAAAATAATGGTAAATCCAAGATATAAACCCTTTAACGGTAATTCAAGAAAGCCTATTAAAAAACAGGCCGAAGCAAAATTAAGCGAAACAAAAACAGATTTTGTATATCCTGCAAAGGAAGAATATATTGGATCACACATTAAAAGTGATCTAGCAGGTGCACCTGTTTCAAATAAAAGTTATGAGAAATATTATAAAGATCTAATATGAGTTTAGAAAGTGTAGTCTATAGACTACAA